GACAATACTGTCAAAGATGTTTGGTGGAACTAAGTAGCTCTAAGTGAAGATCAACTTTTTTATAAATAAAATAAAAAAGGAGATTCTTATGAAGAGTAGAAACTGTAAACACTGTGGGGAAGAACTCCCCCAGGAAAGAAGAGGCTTAGCTTGTGTTACCTGTAAAAATGGTGTAGACAGGTATAATCTGAATAAACTTCAGATGATTGAACTATACGAATCGCAAGACGGAAAATGTTCTTTGTGCGATAAGAAGGTTGAATTGTTTAGTAGTAGAAGAAGCACTAGCGCATACATAGATCATAATCATGAAACAGGTGATGTTAGAGCAATTTTATGTCATCCATGCAATACAAGCATAGGCTACATAGAAAACGCAAAAATTGATCTTGAAAGGTTAACAAATTATCTGCGCTCTTAGCTCAATTTGGATAGAGCAACAGCCTTCTAAGCTGTAGGTTGCAGGTTCGAGTCCTGCAGGGCGTACCAAATTATGGAAAAGTATCATATTGTATATCGACATTGGAAAAAACCTGATGTTCTTTTAGAAGTCACGGGTGTTCAAGTTCCGATGAATCCTTTAAGTGATAAAATTGTTATTGTTACTGACGATGGTCATCATGAGGATATTATTGTTAGTACGATTGTGAGCAAAGCCCGAGTGGCTCAACGGTAGAGCAATCGCCTTGTAAGCGATAGGTTGGGGGTTCGATTCCCTCCTTGGGCACCATTTACTAGGACCTTGTATGAAAAAGTTTGTGCTTTTAGCAGTAATAGTATATATTATTGCTTCTAATTTAGCAGAAATAATATTAGTAGGTTGCAGTTTCTAGTCCTGAAGGGCTATTTTAAGTAAGAGGGACTGTAGCTCAGTGGTGAGAGCATCCGTCTTATAAGCGGGAGGTCGATGGTTCAATCCCATCCAGTCCTACCATTATGGTGCATTATGGAGAAGAGCATGAAAACAAATGTGGCAATTGTTGGGTACGGCTTTGTGGGTAAGGCTACAGAATATCTGTTGAAGGATTCCTTAGCTATAGACCTTTTTATACACGACCCTGCATTGGGCAAGTCAATTGACCCTGATTACTGGCAGGGTATCGATTATGCATTCATATGTGTTCCTACTCCTGAATGTGAAGAGACTGGAAGATTGGATGTGAGCATTGCGGTGCAAGAAGCACAGCAACTTCCTTTGGGGTGTGTTCCTGTTATTCGCTCTACTGTAGGACCCGATCAAGTAGAAGATTTTCCTGAAGGTACGATTTTTATGCCTGAGTTTTTGCGTGAAAGGCATTGGAAAGAGGATGTAGACAACCCTAGAATTCCTCTTATTATAGGTGCTGATGAAGAGCCTATTAGTTTGATTCAAAATATGGAGCATCCAAAAACTACTACCTATGTACTGACACCTGAACTGGCTTGCATGTACAAGGTTGCAAGAAACTCGGCGCTGGCTATGACAGTTGCATTTGCTAATGAACTCGCTGAGGCTTGTGCAGTGACTGGTGTAAACTATCCTGACTTGTCTGCTCTTCTGAAAAACGATAAAGATTTGGCTAACACTCACTGGGATGTCCCAGGTCCGGACGGAGAATTTGGCTTTGGTGGTAAATGTCTACCTAAGGATCTATCACACCTAGAAACTTTGGTATATGATGATGAAAATCTTCTAGCACAAGCGTTATATATAAATGAGCAAAGGAGAAATTAGTTGCCTATATATTCATTTAGAAACAAAGAAACAGGAGAAGAGTGGGATCAACTTATGTCTATCTCTTCTGCTGAAGAATATCTCAAAGAGAATCCTAGTATTGAGAGATTCATATCAAAGGCACCTGGGCTTGTGGGTGGTACAGGAGATCGTACCAAGACTGATGGTGGATTTAAAGAGGTGCTTTCTAAAATTGCACACGCAAATCCGAACAGCCAGTTAGCAAACGACCACGGTCCTAAAGATAGAAAGTCTGTGGCAATTCGTGATACGGTACAGCGAGTAGCCGAAAAAGTAGGTGGGATAACAACCAGTGAATAGCCTACGATTAAAAGAAAAAATTAACAGTAGAATGGATCAACTACAGCAGATGATGGAATCTAACCAACATCTTGAGAATAAACTTCTAGTTGAAATGCATTTGGAAAGTGTTAGTAAATTTTGGGCAGTACTGAGTGAAGAGGACCGAGACTACATTCAGTGTGCTATGGATGCAATTGAAGATGGTATCAAGTGGGAACTCTGAAATAACATATGTCACAACTTACTATAATGAGCCAGACCTACTAGAATTTGTTTTAGAAAATTTCCTGACAGATTTTTATTCGGCTCTTATCATTGTTGATGACGCATCACAAATACATCCTGCCGAACCTATCGTAAGAAAATACGAAGACAAACTACCTGTGACTCTACTCAGGGTCAAAGACGACCTCGGATTCAATTCACACGGCGCCCGCAACTTAGCAATGCAACATGTGCAAACTGAGTGGGCATATATGACCGACATTGATATTCATACTGATGTCGGTGCTTCCTATGATTTATGGAAAGCCGTACAATCTTCACAACTAAAACAATACTTTACTTTTTGGAGAGGTCACAAACAAGACTTCATAGGCAGATGTGAAGAAGGTTATAATGATCTCTGTCTCCGCGTATCAGATTTTTGGGAATCTTATGGCTATGATGAAGAATATACTGGTATGCATTATGGCGACAAGATGTTTTTGCAGAGACTAAATAGTTACATGGTGCGAACACTTTTACCTAATATTATAATAGATAAAAGAATGAAAAGAAAAACCATAAGCAACGCTAAAGTAAACATTACTACCTATGACAATGAAAACAACATCATGTACCACCCTATTATTAAGGCTTCGGAACTGAAAAAGTTGAATGATTTTATAGGTAGCAGAAACGAAAACAAAGATACATGGGCAACCAAAAGTGTTGTCAATTTTGAATGGGAGAAGATAATTGGATAACTATGAGAAAGACTTAATTCGATTGAGAAAGGCAAGGGAGTTTCTTTTAGCCGAGCATAATCAGTTGTATGCTGATTATGTAAAACTTGCGGCACAACTAGAAGTGAAGAATGCGGAACTAACAGAATCTATAAATTTGGTAGAACAAAAACAAAAAGAGTGGAATGAGAAAGAGCAAGAGTATATTGACCGAGCAAACTCAGTCGCCGCTGAACAGATGGAAATGGCTATTCAAATAAAACATTTGAACCGAGAACTTGGTTTGTATGAAAAGGGAAAGAAAAAACCACCTAGACAAGCTAAGAAACTTACGGAAACGCCTGAATGATATGGGTGTTCGGCGACAGTTGGGCGAACGGCTATGGGTTGAAAGAGGGTGAAAAAAGATTTTCGGATTATTTTTATCCTGTCACTAATTTAGGAGAAGATGCTTCATCATTAGGTCACACGACTAGCACTATATTGCAGACCTCTAAAGATTTTCGTGAGGGTGATACGATGATTGTTATCACACCGCCGGATACTAGATGGTATCATATTGGTACGAATTATATAACGCATAGCATATTCAACGGGCACCCGCAACAGGAAAAGGTACTTGAGATTTTTGATTCTTCTGAGTGGTACATCTATCATCACTCACTGTTTATCTACACGCTAGTCAATCTAGCAAAAGATAAGGGCATGAAGATTTGCCTAGCACACAATTATGGTAAGCTAGAGATTGCTCCTTGTTTCAAGCAGTTGATTTCTGATGATGTGTTCCTCTCAAAAGACAAGAGTTTGGCACATCACCTATTAGGAAAGGAAGGTTGGACAAACAATCTAAAGCCTTTCACGACCAATAGTATGCCGAGTCTTGAGGGAGAATATTTCATACCCGGAGATAACCATCCCAATGAAGCCGGTCATAGATATATTGCAGACCTTTTAATAGATAAACTGAAAACATTATAAATATACTCATGAAGTCACTACGCACATACATTGCAGAAGATGCCCAAGGTAAGAATCTACACCTCGAACACATAGAGGATGACATTCTTAACTTTGGCGTAGATGGAGCAAGAGCCGCTATCAATTTCTTGCGCTCACTCCGAGACATGCTTGCTGGCTCAGCAAGATCCTCTGTCAACATGACTGTAAAATGGGATGGCGCACCCGCAATATTTGCAGGCACAGATCCTTCTGATGGCAAATTTTTTGTCGCTAAGAAATCTGTGTTTAACAAAACACCGCTGTTATATAAAACAGCAAAGGAAATTGATGCTGACACTAAACTTCCTGCATCGCTAAAGTCTAAGTTTAAAATAGCGTTGGATGAGTTTAGTAAGTTAGGCATTAAAAATGTGTTGCAGGGCGACTTGATGTACACATCAAGCGACTTGAAACCAGAAACGATAGATGGGCAACGATACACTACTTTCCAACCTAATACAATCGTCTATGCAGTCCCAGTAGGCTCGCCCCTGGACGCCATTATTAAACGAAGCAAAATCGGTATCGTCTGGCATACATCGTACTCTGGCTCTTCTCTTCCTGAAATGAAAGCATCTTTTGGTGCTAACATAAAAGGCTTGAGAAAGACACCTTCTGTTTGGATGGATGATGCTACCTATAGAGATGAATCAGGTACAGCAACATTCACTAAAGCAGAAACAGATGCTATCACTTCACTGTTGAGTGTAGTTGGTAATAATCTGAGAAAAGTAAATTCAGCACAATTGAATAACTTCAATGCATTACAAAAAAGCCTAGATGGAAAAATGGTAGGAGCGCAGTATAAAACATACAATAACTCCAAAGTCCGTGCTAGACAGGAAATAACAAATGTTTCGGCACATGTCGAGGGTTATATGACTTGGGTTGAAGAAAAATTTGACGCTGAGATATCAAAACTCAAAACAGAAAAAGCACAGTCTGCACTTGAACAAAGAAAAGCAGAAATGCTAAAAGAGTTTGGTAGACTGAAATCTATGCTAGTTGCAGTAACAGAGTTTCAAGTTTCAGTAGTCAAAGCAAAAATGATGATAGTTAAAAAACTAGATCAAGTTAAAGGCATTGGCACATTTATTAAAACTGCAAACGGCTTTAAAGTTACTACCCCAGAAGGCTATGTTGCAATTGATAGAATTTCTGGTAGTGCAGTCAAGTTAGTTGATCGAATGGAATTCAGTTACAATAACTTTACAGCTATTAAGGCATGGGACAAGTAACCATGAAGAAGTTTATTGAATGGTTTAAGTCTCTATTTAAAACACACATAGAAGTTACTTTGTGGTTTGCTAGTGTCTCTGCTGAAGGATTACCCAAAACTGATAAAGTTGTTTATGTCTTAAAAAGACTTGATAAAATTACTGACAAAGAACTAAAAGGCATAGAAGAAAACGGAAACAAATTGCACATGAAATGTATAACACCTTTTGATTACAGGGTGAGGAAGGCAAAGTGATGATATTTGATTTCAACCACTTAAAGAAAGTAAACAGCAATTACTGGCATCATTGGTATCATGCAATGGTCCTAAATGTTAGTTGGCTAGGGGTGTTTGTACTAGGCACAATACATGCCTTTATTCCATTTCTATTTCCAGAAACTCCTTACAGACTATCAAAAAGAATTATAAAAAGAGCAGAGGAGAACTTTGATTTAGATGAATAAGACAATAGTATTTGCTTTCGGGAGACTGAATCCTCCCACATCTGGTCACAGTAAACTCGTGGATAAAGTATTCAGCGAGGCTCAGAAGCGCCGTGCTGACCATCGGGTTATTGTCAGTCATTCACAAGACAAACATAAAAATCCTCTGACAGCACAGCAAAAAATTACCTATCTAAAAAGCATTCATCGAAATATAAAATTCGATGCATCTGATAAACAACATCCTCATTTCATGGCTCATTTGAAAAAAATGTATGAGCAAGGATATGAAGAAGTGTTTATGGTTGCTGGTTCAGATAGGGTATTAGAATTTCAGCGGCTCGCTGATAGATACAATGGTAAAGATTACAAATTCAAAACCATCAAAGTTATTTCTGCTGGTGAACGAGATCCTGATGCCGACGGTGTTGCAGGAATCAGCGGAACAAAAATGAGAGCATTTGCCTCCAACAACGATTTCAAATCTTTCAAAATGGGTCTGACACCAGGCGCAAGAGATGCCGATGCTAAGAAATTATTCAATGCGGTAAGAAAAGGTATGCAACTCAAGGAAGGGCAAGTGCGTTATTTAACATTTGCAAATTTTTTAAAGGAAGAACACAATGAATAAAGAAGCAGTATACGAACAATTAAAAATAGATGAAGGTGTTGAGTATGAAATCTACAACGATCACCTCGGATACCCAACCTTTGGAGTGGGTCACCTTATCATCGAAAGTGACCCGGAATTCGGAAAACCGGTTGGAACTCCAGTTGATGAAGAAAGAGTCCGGGAAGTATTTGATAGAGACCTTGAAACTTCCATCGGAGAGTGTCACGCTCTATACGGAGAAGGGTGTTTTGGAGACTTCCCTGATGAAGTCCAACAAATCCTGGTTAATATGATGTTTAACATGGGTAGAACGAGACTCAGCAAATTCAAGAAAATGAATGAAGCACTCGAGGCTGGCGATTGGAAGACTGCCGCAGTTGAAGGTCGTGATAGCCGTTGGTACAAGCAAGTTACTAACCGGGCTGAAAGGTTGATGTCCAGACTAGAAGCTGTATAAATAATAAAAAATCTGGGACTTATCTACAATGCAAAAATCTTTTTTAGATTTCATACCCTTGGAAGAAGGTGTCAATGATCCTGGCATCTTCAAAGCTGTCTTTTTGGCTGGCGGTCCAGGTAGTGGTAAGTCCTTTATTGTTGGACAAACTGCACTCACTTCACTCGGTCTGAAGTTAGTAAACTCTGATGATGCTTTTGAGGCTTTGCTTCGTAAAGCAAACATAGAAGCAACTCCTGAGAATATTTTCTCAGATAAGGGACAAACGATTCGTGGTAGGGCTAAGAGTCTCACGCAGTCTAGACAAAAAGGATTCATTGATGGTAGACTAGGTCTTGTCATTGATGGTACTGGCAAAGACTTTGCTAAGATTCAAAAGCAAGTTGTAGAACTGAGAAAACTCGGCTACGAATGTGCTATGGTATTTGTCAATACTGACTTAGAAACAGCGCAAAACAGAAATGCCGCAAGAGCAAGAACACTTCCTTCCCAAGCAGTCTCTAAAATGTGGAACGATGTACAAAGGAACATCGGTAAGTTTCAGAACTTATTCGGTAGATATATGTTTATCGTTGATAATTCAGACGGCGCTAATTGGGAAGGAGCTACTATGTCCGTGTATAGACGAGTAAGTCGGTGGGTGAAAGAACCCACACAATCTCCTGCCGCTAAGAGATGGGTTCAGGGTCAAAAGAAGTCTAGGGGCATAAAAGAAGGAAAAGAACATTCTTGGAAGTCTGAAGGTCATTACACAAAAGACGGTAAAGAATGGAAAGGACCTCAACATGCACACGATGGTCAAGTGATGACTGGTGAAAAACACACCGATGATAGTCAGAACTTGTATCACTTCAAAGAACTGCCTAAGCCTGTACAGCAAAAACTTCTTGCTAAGATGAAACTCAAAGAAGATTTAGGTTTACCCCCAATGCAAAAACTATCTAAACTCAAGCCTACAAAATCTCTTGAGCAAAGACGACAAGCAAAGAGAAGAGAGTCCAATAAACCATTCGATGCTAAAATCAAAGACAATGCAATTGATGAGGTGTTTCGTTGGATGATGGATCCTCTTGCTAAAACTGTTCATAGAACTCAGTACAGGGCTGCCGCTAAGTTGTTGAAACAAATAATTGACCGAAAAAAGAAAGAGGGCGGAGGAAGACTCCGACATGGTATTGAATGGTATGCACTTAAAGCGGCAAAACAAGTTTCAGATAAAGTTGATGCAAGAACCCTTGCTAACATGGTAAAAGAAGGCTACGATCCTGTTAAGCATGAATGGGGAACCGATGCTGGCAGAGATTATTACTTGAGTCTTACACCTGGTCAGAAAAAGAAAAAGATTGAAGACATCAAGCCCGTTGATACTCCTATCAAAGAGGATTGTGGGTGCGAAGAAGATGATGATTGGATGGAATATCTTCATAAAATTGAACTCAGTGGGTTTTCAGATAATGATATAGCAGAGATAGACAATGAAATAGATTCTCTGACCTTCGATGACATGGTTGATATGGGACTCTATGATGATGACGAACTTGAAGAAGTCGAAGTTGATGTGCATGATGACATCAATATCACAGAAGAACAACTAGATGAAGTGCTTTCGATTCAAGGTAGAATGAAGCGCAGATTCCATGCGAGAAGAAACAGACAAAAACTTAAAGTTGCTAGAATGCGCAGAAGCAGAATGGCATCTGACCCTGGTCGAATTAAGATGAGAGCGGCTAGAGGTGCTAGAGTTTTGATGAAAAAGAGACTAGCCCGAGGCAGAGATATAGGTGCTATGCCACCCGCTGAGAAGGCTAGAATTGAAACACTGCTCAAAAGATTTCAACCTCTTGTTACCAAGATGGCACAAAGAATGATTCCCCAAGTCCGTAAAGCAGAAATGGGTCGTTTGAAAAAACGAGGCTCAATGAAACCTCAGGCTTCAAAGAAGTTTAAAATTAAAAAGGGCGGCAGTGCTTCTAAATATAAAGCTAAGAAGTTTAAGATTAAAAAGGCAGGCAAGAAATGATTTCATTTAAAGAATATTTGAATGAAGAAAAAGGTATGGAAGGCATGACCGTCAAGGGTGGTCATAAACTTCCTGTTAGCAAAGGTGCTGGCTTAACCAAAAAAGGTGTTGAAAAATACCGCAGACAGAACCCTGGTAGCAAACTGCAAACTGCTGTAACTACACCTCCCAGTAAACTTGACCCTGATAGCAAAGCGGCTAAGAGAAGAAAATCTTTCTGTGCCCGTTCTAGAAGTTGGACAGGCGAAAGAGGTAAAGCCGCCCGTCGTAGATGGAACTGCTAACATGTATGAGTACAGAGTTATTGTATTAAGAGTGGTAGACGGTGATACGGTTGATGTAGATATTGATTTAGGATTTGGAGTATGGCTCAGGGACGAGAGAGTCCGTATCATGGGTATAGATACTCCTGAAAGCAGAACGAGAGACAAGGTAGAAAAAGTCTTCGGTCTAGCGGCAAAGTCTAGACTCAAATCTTTGCTAGGTAAAACTGCTATATTGAAAACGCAAGTCAACAAAGACGGCGAAGACATGAAAGGCAAATTCGGACGCATCTTAGGAGACTTTGTATCTGAAGATGGTCGAATGGTAACTGATGTTATGATTGAAGAGGGGCATTGTGTTGCCTACTTCGGTGGATCTAAAGAAGAGATCCAAGAAAAGCACATGGTGAATAGAAAAAAACTTATCAGAGAAGGTGTTGTTAAAATGACACTGGAGCAAGCTGGTGTACAGTGAGAAATTTTTTTGCTAAATCAATGACGATGTTTTTTCGTTAAAAGTATAATATTATGATTGAAATAATTGATGACATGTTTATCGAACATGGACAGATGCTTGAAGATTACTACTCTACAGTGCAAAAAGCATTTGGTAGTGCAGAGTGGGACAAGGATGTTATTGTAAGCGGAACCGGAATACAGCTCCGAGGCGCTGATTTGCTTGACACTACAAACTATAATCTAAATAATCCTTCCCGCTCTGAGTTGGCTGCCATTATCGAAAAGTATTCTTTTTGGAATGATGCATGTCCAGAGTACACGAAGATGTCTATAGAATCTTTGTCTGATTATGTAGGCTTTAAAGTACACAGAGCCAGATACTTGATGTTGCTTCCTGGACTAGGGCTTCCAATACATACAGACCCCACTGTCCGTTATCATTTTCCACTCATAACAAATTCTAAGTGTATCTTCGGTACAGTATCTAATATAGATACATTTGAAAATCCTCAGATAGAGCATATGCCTATTAACAACTATTTTTATCAAGTAGACACAACTAAGCCTCATTTTGTATTTAATGCAGGAAGAGAGCCAAGAATTCATCTTGTGATTTCCTAATCTTTATAAATAAGATTAAACAAACAATTAGGAGCAACCAAATGTCAGATATTGACGCTATCAAGAGAGTGCTGTTAGGCGAAAAGACAGACAGAATGCGAAAGCTGGACCTTCTTGTTCGGCAAGGTATGATGTCTCCTGCTCAGTTGCCTATGCTACACAGAGGCTTAGAAAAACTGCAAGCGGGTAAAACCCTTAATCCAAACGAAAGAGCCTCTGTTGCTAGAGTCATGGATTCTCTGTTGTATATTGTCACTGGTGATGACACTGTATTTCAAAGAGCTAAACAGCATACACAGAAAAATCGCTATCAGACTGAAGAACAAGATGTTGAACTAACAGAAGAAGAAATCGAGTTTGATGAAGAAAAACAAAGACTCGATCCTAAATGTTGGGACGGTTATAAGAAGAAGGGCACCAAGATGAAAGGTGATACCCGTGTGAATAACTGTGTCAAAGAAGAAGCAAAAGAAGAAGTAGAGCAGGTGCAGGAAGAACTGCCGGATCATTTGAAAAAAATTCTTGATAAGAAAGGAAATATTGATCCTAAGAAAGTACCAGGAGCTAAAAAATCAGATGCAAAAGTAACTGATGTTACTCCCAAAGGATATGGTCCCAAAGAAGAAGTCGAAATTGACGAAAAAGTAAAAGACATGTCAATGGGTGAAGTTATCAAAGACTTCCAAAAGTCTGACGCCCCACAATTCAAAGGCAAGTCTAAAGAAAAGAAAAGAGAAATGGCAATCGCCGCTAAACTAAGTGCGGAGGAAGATATGAAAGAAGGCTACTACAAAGACATGGATACTAAAAAGAAAGAAGATAATAGGTTGGCTAAAAAACCTATCAAACTCCGCGGCTTTGGTCCAGACGCTGGTAAGAGCAACATGAGCAATCCAGCAGCCAGAGCGGCTTTGATGAAGAAAGAAGAAGCAGAACAGGTCAACGAATATATCACAGCTAAACAAGTAAAAATGGCTAAAGGTATTGCCAACGACCCAAGACATAAGGGTGGCGACATGACTGGCGCCGCCAAGAAAATGGAAAAGATTAAGAAAGGTCTTTCCAATCACCCAGGTGCGCAGAAAGCACTGAGACAAGCAAACGAAGAGTTTGCTGACTACACGGACGAAGAGTTTGATGCTTTGATTGAAATGTCCTACAAAGATAAGTTTCAAGCTATGTTGAAGAAGAAAGGCAAGGCACTTGCTGATATGTCAGACGATGAGAAAAAAGGCTTCTTCAACTCTGTAGATGCGGCGCATAAAGCAAAGAATGAAAACTTTATGTCCGATATTAAAGGGCAGTTGAACTCTAAAAAGAATGCTAAGGCTTCTGACATTCTTGCCAAGAGAAAGGCAGACAATGAGAAAGCTGTCAAAGATATGAAGACGATGGCTCCTCATATGAAGAACCCTGCATTGGGCGAAGAAGTAGAGCAGATTGAGGAGATCACTGCCGCACAGCAAGCCGCAAGAGATGCAAAACAACCCGGCGCAACGAAAGGTATGGCTCCCACTAAAAAAGATAAGCCAGACCTAGTACACAAAGAGCCAAAGAAAGGTCAAAAGCAACCACATGGAGAACACATTGTGGTTCAGATGCGTAAGGCTATCACAGCAAATAAGCCAGTGCAATTTAAAGACGGTTCATCGAAGGTCGTCAACAAAGCACACGCACACAAATTCCTGTCGAAGTATATGTCATCTAAACCCGCAAAGAAAGAAGAGATGCATGGTGCGCACGACAGTCACGATTCTTTTATGAAACATGTAAACGATAAGTAAACCTTAAAGGAGAGATTAAAAATGTCCGCATGGTCTAAATCAGAAAAGCCTGTAGTTACAGGTATTCCCGCTTCTGAAATCTACATGGTAGATGAAGCAGAATGTGCCGCTACACCTGGAATTGCACAGCCCGGTTGGGTTCGCCGCAAAGTACAGGGTTCCAGAGTTGTTTATGAAACTCTTGTTGCAATGGCAGATGCCGCTACTGATGCTGAATATGAAGCCGCAGTTGGTGTTGTTGCTACAGCACTTGTTAACGGTACAGAGTACAAAATTCTTACCACAGGTGACACCGACTTCACATTGGTTGGCGCTACAGACTCTAATCCAGGCACAGTCTTCACCGCTACTGGTGCTGGCGTAGGAACTGGTACTGCTGTTGCTACTGCCGATGATGACGATGACGAATTCCCTGACTCATAAGGAGTAAAATTATGAATCGGCAAGTTACAGTAATTATTGAATCTAAAATAGACATCGAAGTTCCGTTTTTTCAGGAAAAATATGAAGCAGACGGGAGAAAGGGGGAAGATTATTCCTCTGAGGTGGTAGAGATGTATGGTTTAGACCTGGGTGACATGGATCAGGCAGATTGGCTCGCGGCTGAAGCAGACAACCCGCACAGAGATTGTAATGCAGAACTTTTCTGCACACAGGGTGCGATGTTTTCTACGGGTTGGGGGTCACTTGAACTCATGGTTGCACACAAAGCCTCTGAGGCGTATCCAGCAGTTGCTAATCAGCGCAATGATCTTTTTGATGAAAGAGTAAAGTATAACGCTGATAATGGCATCTCAGTCAGAACTGAAGTTTATCCTTGCGATGAACATTGGAACATTGACTGGGAAAATCCCATTACTGCTTAAGGAGGACTCATGGCTGACCAGAAAATTAGTGAGCTAACGGCAGCCGCTTCGGTCGAATCAACGGACGAAGTGGTTATTGTCCGCAGTGGTGGAAACAACAGACTCACCATTGCAAACTTGTTTTCAGATGTGCCTACACCTGCTAGTTTTTCTGGCAAAGTTTCTGTTACAGGTTCTGATACAATGGTTGGTGCGGGTGCGGTATCTACTGCTACCAACATCACATATCTTTCTAATCCTAGCTCTAATGGAACACTTACCATTGGTAGCGGAGTAGATGGACAAGTGAAAATGATTATAATGATTGCAAACTCTGGTGGTCAAACCTTAACATTGGACGATGCTGATCTAGCACACGACACTATTACATTCTCTGCATTGGGCGATACCGCAACGCTTATATATACTAATAGTAAATGGTATATGATAGGCGGTACTGCCACAGTAGCATAGAATGAAATATGATTGAACTGAATAATGATAACTTTTTGATATTTGCTATTAAGCATTATAATAATCCAGGCGCTGAAGGCATGGAGGACTTAGAAGAGGACTTAAAGCGATTCAAATACATTAAAAGACTCTTCCGCCGTTATGAGACATCGGGCAAATTGAGTGAAAGACTTATTTTAAATCACTTAATTGTGTTGTATAATGTCTTTAATCATGCGGCAACCCCTTTGCTTTTCTACAAGATAGAAGAAAAGTATTGGGCTATACTAAAATCGTTTCTAGTGTTTATGAATAGAATACCACTAGAGCAAATAGGAGGAAGTGATCCTTATATACCACTAGATGGTAAAGTTTTGGAAGCACTAAGGAAAATTTAATGTCAAGATTTGTAGATGCAGTCGTAGCATACAGAATACTTCGCATGTTGGCAACACCAATAGAGCGCAGTGATGCCTACCGATACGGCATTATAGACAAAGACGGAAACAAAATTAAAGAGCCCCAAACATCTGAAGAGCTGGACTCCTATTCACTCTTACAGCGATTTGTCTTTAAGGTGCAGAAAGCACTTTTAAAGTCGCCAGAAAGAGGCGCTAAAAGATTATTGACATTCGCAGCCGCGATTGCTATCCTGAGAGAACAAACTGAAGATATTTCCGAAGAAGAGTTAGACACTCTTTTGGAAATGTACATGGATGAAGAAGCAGTGCAGAAACAAGCAACCATGTTGGAAAGCAATTTACTTTCTTTTAAAAATTTTCAGATGGATGAAATGATGGGAGTTGGCGGTGGTGCCGTAGCAGGCTTAGGAGTTGGTCCAGCGGATCAAAAAGAGCCTGGAAGAGACCCAGTTTTCATGCCTATGAATAGACGAAAGAAAAAGCGTAGGCAGGAAAATGGAAACGGCTAAAACATTAGAATCTCGCATAACTATTGTGGAACATGACATCAAACAAATGAGCCACTTGTTTGATCGTATGGATGTTGCCATTGAAAAAATTACGGACATATCCAATTGTGTCAATAAAATGCTTGCGGTGCATGAAGAGAAACTTCGCACACAAGACGAGACCGCGGCGGAGTTATTCGACTTGATAGAAAAAAGAAGAAAAGAAAATGATGAAGCATCAAAGGAGCTTCATTCTAGAATCACAACGCTGAACCGTGAACTCACTGCTGAGATGAAAGCAGATCACAAACAGGTTTTGGGTGCAATTGACAGCCTAAAAGTTACCATAGAAAAAGGTATTAAAGATTCCGTTGCTGAGGTTGACAGGCTAGAGACAAGAGTGCTACAATTAGAGAAAAAGCAATGGTTGGTAATGGGAGCTGCCTTAGCTTTCGGTTTCCTAGCAGGAAACATTGATACCATAATGAGATTTTTTTCTTGACATAACACCCTAGTTTCTGTATAGTCTCACTTATGAGCTTATACATCGATACTAAATTTCTCACTCAGATTTCACATAGATTTGAACTCTTCAAAAAGAAGAATGATTTCTTGTGGAATGTCCGTTGCCCCATTTGTGGCGACTCTCAAAAAAACAAAAGCAAGATGCGAGGGTACTTCTTTCGTAAAGGAGAAGACCTTATGTACAAGTGCCACAACTGTCAGCACAGCGCACATTTCGGTAGCATGTTGAAACAATTAGATGGTCTGCTTTACAAAGAATATGTTTTAGAACGATACGCAGATGGAAGCAAATCTAAAAAGTTTGGCACAGAAGAAAGATTAAAGTCTGAGGTGTTCTACAAGGATAAGCCGCCGCCCATTCCTATTGTTCCTCTTTGGCAAAATCTTTTTGATTGCGTGTACAGTTTGCCCTATGACCATGAGGCAGTAGAGTATTGTGAGAGCAGACAAATACCTTCTGAGCAAACAAAAAAATTATACTATATAAACAACATCAAAGACATTGTTCAACTAAATAGTAAATACAAAAATAGTATCATCACCGAAGAATCTAGGTTAGTTATTCCTTTTACCAATGAACATGGTAGATTGACAGGGTTGACTATGAGAGGAATGCGTGATGAGACTCTTCGGTATATAACTGTCAAAATTGATGAGTCGGCTCCTACTGTATTCGGGCTTGAGTGGCTAGATAAAACACAACCTATAACAGTCGTAGAAGGTCCTCTAGACAGTTTATTTTTAGATAATGCAATCGCATGTGCAGGTGTAGCTTTTAATCAGATTGAAAAATTCAATCTTCCGCTATCTCACACGACCATTGTATTTGATAATCAGCCGAAAAATAAAGAGCTTTGTAAATTGATGTATAAGTATATAAAGCAAGGCTTTTCAATTTGTATTTGGCCCGACGGTATTGCGGGTAAAGATATAAATGAAATGATACTAGATGGAATGACTTCCGTAGAAATTCAATCTATTATAAATCATAATACACACCGCGGTTTGTCTGCGGAACTTAAATTCACTAACTGGAAAAAATGCTAGGAGCATGTAATGAAACTCTGGACGAAGATTAAAGAATTCTTAGGTATCTTTGACTACAACGGTGACGGCAAGGTTGGCGTAGAAGACGCCAAAGCCGCTATTAAAGATGCACAGGACAAGGTCGCTGAAGTAAAGACCGAAGCCAAGCGCCGTGCAAGACGAGTCAAAGAAGAACTTGTTGATGTTGCTGATGCCGCTAAAGATGTTGCAGAACAAGCAGGTGATGTTGTAGCGGCGGCAAAGGGAAAGCCACGCCGTGGTCGTCCCCCAAAGAAAACACCCGCTAAAAAGAAAGCACCCGCTAAAAAAACTACTTAATAGGAACTTTTTATTATGAGTGATGTGACCCTTGTTTCTATGACTACCCCTACCGCATATTCAGATTGCAATTCTGCTGAGGAATTTATTGCATATGCGGCTAGGGTTAGCAATCCAAGAAATCAAAATAATGCTGAGACTGCACCCAAACTTTTAAAGTATCTCATTCGTGAGGGTCACTGGTCTCCGTTTGAAATGGTGAGCATGACTATGGAAATTAAAACTACAAGAGACATTGCAAAACAAATTTTGCGCCATCGTAGTTTTAGTTTCCAAGAGTTTAGTCAACGATACGCTGAGGCTGATGAGTTTGTTAGCCGTGAAGCAAGACTTCAAGATCCTAAAAATAGACAGAACTCTGTTGAATTAGATGATGTAGAAGACTTCGGCAAAGGCGGTAACAAAACTCAACATGAACGGCTGTATGAAGAATGGAACATGAAGCAAAGAGAAGTGATTAACAAAGCAAGTGATGTTTATCGATGGGCCCTGCAACAGGGAATTGCTAAAGAGCAAGCCCGAGCAGTACTACCAGAAGGCAACACGGCTACAGTACTTTACATGGCAGGAACACTTCGCTCATGGATTCACTACTGTCAGTTGCGCATGGGTAACGGAACACAAAAAGAACACGCTATTATTGCTAAAACATGTTGGAATATTATAGAGGGGCATTTTCCATCTGTTGTTGAGGCTCTAAAGCCGTAGATGTAATTAACAAGATTTTTTTATAGGAATAAAAATGGCAAAACAAGATTATATGGGTATTCAAATAGACTTGTCCAGAGATGAGTTGTTTGATAAACTAGGAATTCAGAGGCTCAAAGAAAGTTACATGCGAGAGGACGAAACTAGCCCTCAACATCGGTTTGCCTATGTAAGCAAACAATTTGGTTCTAATCCAGAACACGCACAACGGCTATATGACTATGCAAGTAAACACTGGTTATCGTATTCTACTCCGATTCTTTCGTTCGGGCGCAGTAATCGCGGCATGCCGATATCGTGCTTTCTCAATTACATTGAAGACACGGCTGAGGGGCTTGTTCAGAACTATTCGGAAACATCGTGGCTCTCTATGTTGGGTGGCGGTGTTGGTATTGGGTTCGGCATCCGTGCTGCCGGCGACAAATCTACTGGTGTCTTACCTCATCTCAAAACATACGATGCCTCTTCCCTCGCCTATCGTCAAGGAAAAACGAGAAGAGGAAGTTATGCAGCCTATCTTGATGTATCCCATCCTGACATACTATTGTTCCTCGAAATGCGAAAGCCTACAGGAGATCAGAATCTACGGTGCTTGAATCTTCATCACGGTATTAACATTACCGACAGATTCATGGAGATCATTGAGAGATGTATGCAAGACCCTGAGGCAGATGATGGTTGGAATCTTTGTGACCCGCACTCAGGTGAAGTTAGAGAAACTGTATCAGCAAAGGCTCTTTGGCAAAAGATTCTAGAACTGAGAATGGAAACAGGCGAGCCCTACTTACATTTTATTGATACGAGCAATCGTGAAATGCCTGAATTTCAAAAGGCTAAAGGGTTGAAAATAAATCAATCTAACCTCTGCTCTGAAATCATTTTACCTACAAACGAAAAGAGAACGGCAGTGTGCTGTCTCTCTTCAGTAAACCTAGAAAATTATGATGCATGGAGTAAAGACTCTATGTTTCTCAAAGATGTTGCAGAAATGCTAGACAATGTTTTACAATATTTTATTGATGAGGCTCCGGAGTATGTGGCTAGAGCAAAGTTTTCTGCTAAACAAGAAAGAAGTATTGGTATAGGTGCGTTAGGATTTCATGCGTACCTGCAAAAGAAAACTATCCCATGGGAAAGCGCAACTGCTAAAGGGACTAACCTTAGGATATTTAAATTAATTCGGAGTAAGTTAGATGAAGCAAATATTCAACTCGGCAGTGAAAGAGGTGAAGCACCTGATGCAAAGGGCACAGGAAGAAGATTTAGTCATATTATGGCTATTGCTCCCAACGCTAGTTCTAGTATTATTATGGGAAACACTTCGCCGTCCATTGAACCATATCGTGCAAACGCATATCGTCAAGACACACTTAGTGGAGCGTTTCTTAATAAGAATAGACATTTGGATGCTCTCATTAAAAGTAAAATTGAAGCTGGCAGTAAGATCGATTATGACGAAACTTGGTCTTCGATAATTGCAAACGATGGATCAGTACAGCATCTAAATTTTTTAAGTGATTGGGAAAAGGATGTGTATAAAACATCTATGGAGATTGACCAACGGTGGTTGATTGAGCATGCCGCTGACAGACAAAAATTCATCGATCAGGCTCAGTCGCTTAACCTGTTCTTTAGACCAGATGTAAATATTATGTACCTACATGCGATTCATTATCTTGCATGGAAACAGGGACTAAAGACTCTATACTACTGTCGCTCAGAGAAACTTGGAAAGGCAGACAAGGTGTCTAGAAGAGTTGAGAGACAAATAATTAAAGAAATTGACATGCAGAGTTTAATTGATGAAGAATCCTGTCTTGCCTGTGAAGGCTAAGGAAATAGCAGAATCTATTCCACACAACAAACGAATTGCAGTTGTAGTATCGGGCGGATGGGATAGTGCAGTACTGTGGTACATAGTGTATAATGAGTGTAAGAAAAGAGGACAGTCATGTCGTCCTTACACTGTACCTAAACTTGACGGCGCACAGAGGTGGGCTAATGAAGTTTTGAAATGGTCTGGCTATGTAGGAGAAACAAACATTGTTGGTTCTGTTGATGCTGAAGACCCATCTAGCTATGTGACAAGTGGGATCATGGAAGTATTGAAGGGAGGTTATGCAGACATTTGCTATTGTGGCGTGACTTCATACTATGAGGGTATGGAAGCAGATCACGAAAGGCAACACGCAAGTAAGTACAACGCAGAACATGTTTGCCCGCAACCTTTCTCAGATATGACTAAAGATGAAACGGTTCAACTAGGGTTTGACTTAGGAATCGCACAAGATATTATGCATATAACACATTCATGCACAGAATTAGATGCGGGTCGATGTGGTTACTGTCCTTGGTGTAAAGAGAGGGCATGGGCTTTTAATAAAATAGGAAAGATAGATGAAGGTATTAATTAAATCTAGAGAAGACTGTAGGTTTTGCACGGAAGCGAAAATGTTTTTACAGGGAATGGATATCGAGTACAATGAGGAACATCAACCAGAAGGAAGAGTGCCTCAGATTTATATAGATGATGAGTTTATAGGTGGGTATCAAGAATTGATACAATGGGCTATGGATGTTTAAAGACAAAGAATTAGGTGACATGTTTCTGTCCAAGCATACATATTGGATAGAATATCATTTGAATGTTATGTCCGATAAAGGTAATATGACTTTATCGTGGGATTCCGAATATCTATTTGACCTGGCTTATTATTCTTGTTGTCAAATAGGTATTACTCCTTTTTTGTTTCAGGAGTTTTTTAAACAGAACGAAACTAAAAGACAGCATGAATGGACAAGAAATGAAAATCTAGGGATTTATAAATTACCGGATCACAGTAAAGTTTTGGATATAGGTTGTGGTATGGGTGTCAACGCTTTGTTGATGCATAAGTACAACCCTACTCTACATATTTCTTTACTTGATGGCAATGATTGGCACGGGCAAATAGGGAAATCTCCTGAATACCTAGATGGTTATAACGAAGAGTATGTTTATTATAACTCATGGGATTTAACTAAAAACTGCATGAAGAAAATTCACGCAGATGAAACCAAATTTACATTTTTAGATGAAAACAGTGAATGGGAAATGTATGACCTTATTATGTCTACATGGTCATACGCATGGCATTACCCGCTAGATACTTATTGGAATAAAGTAGCACAACACTTGAATCCAGGGGGCTCCCTTTTATTAGATGTATATAATTATGATGACATCGAAAGAGTATCAAACTCTTTAGGATGTACACCCACTATACATACACACCAAGGGTTGAATAGGTGTGTATGGAAAACAGAAAAAATTAATTACGGATAAGGATAGCAGATGGCTAAAAAATTAAACCTTCAAGATGAGAGGGACTACTTCAAGCCTTTCAACTACCCATGGGCATATGATGCCTGGTTGAAGCACGAACAGTCTCATTGGCTACACACCGAAGTACCAATGGCAGAAGATGTGAAAGACTGGAAGAATCGTTTAACCGATTCAGAGAAAGCATTTCTAACAAATATTTTTAGATTTTTTACTCAAGGTGATATTGATGTTGCAGGCGGCTATGTAACAAACTATCTCCCCTATTTTCCACAGCCTGAAGTGCGCATGATGCTTGCTGGATTTGCCGCAAGAGAAGCACTACATGTTGCGGCTTATTCGCACCTAATAGAGACTCTAGGAATGCCGGAATCGACCTACAACGAGTTCCTAGAGTATGAAGCGATGAAAGACAAGCACGAATATTTCATGGATTTAGCAAACTCTAATGGCACCAAAGAGTCTGTTGCTACTAACATTGCCGCTTTTTCTGCATTCACTGAGGGTATGCAGTTGTTCTCCTCTTTCATCATGTTGCTTAATATGCCGCGACACGGTAAGATGAAGGGTATGGGACAGATTGTTACTTGGTCTATTGTTGATGAGACAATGCATGCCGAGTCAATGATTAAACTGTTTAGAACCTATGTCGAAGAAAATCTTGAGTTGTGGAATGACAGTCTCAAAAGTAAAATCTATACCATTGCTGAAAAGATGGTAGAACTTGAAGACAAGTTTATTGACCTAGCATTTGCTATGGGTCCGATGGAAGGGCTGACCAGTGAGGATGTTAAAAAATACATTCGATATATTTGTGACAGAAGATTGATTAGTTTGGGACTCAAAGGGATTTTCAAAGTCAAAAAGAATCCTCTTCCCTGGGTAGAAGAAATGATTAACGCACCTACTCACACAAACTTTTTTGAGAATAGGGCAACTGACTACGCAAGAGGCGCACTCTCTGGTGATTGGTCGGATGTGTGGGCGGCTTAATGAAGACTAGAGCATTGGATTGCATATCATGTGAGTCCGTTTTCTCTGTTGAACATAACATGGATGACCACTTCTACCCTGTAGAGTGGTGTCCTTTTTGCGGTAGTAAATTGGATTTAGAAGAAACGATAGATGAAGACTATTTAGAACCTGATGAGGAAATCGAACTATGAGCCAATGGCACGGAGGAAAAGGATCTGCTCCTCGCCCACGGAATGTGGATAAGAAAACATGGGAAGAAAATTGGGAGAGGATATTCGGTAAGAAAGATGCAGATGCAGAATACGAATCCGACAATCCACTTGAGCGTCCGTATAACTATAAAGAAAAACAGCAGGACCTTACTGAATTAAATAGTGATGGAAATCGTGACAGAGGTAGATATGGGGAAGACCTGTCTGAGTGAAAAAAAATATTGTGCGATGCCTTTTAGGTTTGCTACTTTTATTCAAACAGGTGAGCAGATAGTTTGCAACCCTACTTGGTGCAATCACCCTCCTCTGTCAGGAGATACAGTAAAAGAAAAATTCAATA